CAGCTATTGCTAGTAAGTATGACTATGCTATAGAAGGTGATAACATTATTTGGTACTTTGAGGGACGACGTGCACGGCACCGACCTCGGCCTAATGTGTTGCACGACATTTTAGGGCGACTCGATGAGACGCGCAGCAGTGAGCTGCGACGTGTCCTAGCCGTTGATGCTGTTACTGATCATCTTGATGCTGTTAGCTTGGAAGGAAGATACGTTAGGGAACGTATAGGGCTTGTCCCGATTCAAGACGCCCGCCCAAATGGTGGTGCGCCCCGCGGTAATACCGTGGGTTTAGTGGCACGGCAGGGCCGTGCACCTCGTGCTGCAAGCACGGGCCGTCGCGAGAGTTACGCTAGTAGCGCTAGTGTTAACCGCGAACGAAGGGTGCGTGGTGACGCACCGCGTGTGGATACACGCAGTGGCCAAGAGGCCACAACCACCGCTGCGAGCGGTGGTATAGTTTCACATTTTGAAACTATAACATTTGATCATGTTCAGACTGAACGTTTAGAAGAACATGCATCGTCGTTGGGCTATGCCATTGAGTTTCGTCCCAAGCATCCAGGCATTAATTTGCATGCTTGCTTGGCTCTTGACCGTTTGATTTGTCGTCGTGTGGTCTCTCGGTGGCTAGTTGAGAATCAAATGCCGGGTACTATTCGTATTATTGGTGGGCAACGTCGCGAGCTTAACACTTGCGATGGGTTCACTTTACATGCAAACTGCCCGATTATTGATTCCACTGATATTGATAGAGTTGGCGATTGTCAGTACGATGCATGTGGTTGCGTTGCTAATTGTGGTGAAATGGACTATTGGTTCGCATGCCATAGTCTGTATTACCTAAACCTAGATGATATAGTTACATTATCTAGTGCTACCAAAAGTGGCATAGGCTTAGCTATTATGCACGTATTCCCAGATGGTACCGATGGTGTGTTTTATCCCGATGACAAACTACGCACTGTCGAGGCCACTTGGAAGCGCCATGATGGGTTAATAACTATGCAATGTGCCGGCAACGCACACCCCTACTGTCATAGAGACACAACGTGGCTTAAGCCCGGTGGATTCGATGGAGGACAATGTAGAATTGTCTGGAAATCGATTCGCCAAGTAGGGCATAGCCATATTATACTGTTTGCCCGTGTTAACCGCACTGTGGTTATGCGGCCGTTGGATGTGGCAATGCCACTTCGGCCGGATATTATCCGTAGTGTGGTCGGCAAGGTTTTATCTTTGTATTCTTATGGACAGTGGGATATTGTAGCTTTTACTGCTGCTGCGCGTGTTGCTTATAACGCGTTGCGCGATCGAGTACCAGACGGCACCGTGGATCATTATCTCCGGGCTGTCATGTCTGCCGCGCAACCTGATTCAACGCACATGCAGGTTTTGGAAGGTATTCGTGAAAATGCCCCAATAACTCAGCGCAGCAATATTGTTCTTTCTAAATTGTTTACGCCCATCACTTACTTTGAACGGTTTATGAGTTGGTTGAAATCTTTCGATTACCTTCGACTTTTAGGTTGTTCGGCGGCTGGTTTGGTCGCTAACATCGCTATGTCGTCCGTATTCCATCGACCAATTTCCCATGTTAACACTATAGCCATTGCATCGTTCCTTTATAACCTAAATTTGCAACACAAAGGAGCGTGGGCTACACAGTACTTGGGCCGTGCTGGGTTGTTATTAGAGTTAATGCTGGATGTTTATCCAGCGGGTCGTGTTTTAAATTGTTGTATGGATTGCGTCCACGGCAATTATGGCTTTGCTGCTTGCCATTTGGCTAGNGGTTATGCTTTTAACACGGCTTTACATTTAACCAATAACTTCTTGGTTCCAACTTTGACAGATTATTGCGTGGAAGGGAGGGCTTTAAAACCCATCCGACCAGGTGCTAAAGTTAAAGTTGGTCATAGTGAGTGTGTACCTCGAGTACGACTTCATTGTTATGCCTTTTATACGCCATTTGCTGGACCGGTAGTCCCAAGACGTTGCAGTCATAATGTCGAGGTCGCTGTACGCAATCGAGTAGTCATGGCAGTCCCAGAACCGGCACCTGGTGTATGGAAAACCATTACATCAATCGTTAAACCAAGGTTTGCTAATGTTACCCATTATCGTGTACCATACTTGGTGTGGCTACACCGATTTCCGCTTAGCAAACAGAAACTACATTTTGGTCTTGAAGATATTGACATCAGTAGGGTGGGTGACTTAGTCACTCCTATGCTGAAGTTGGAGAAACTTATTAAGGCTGAAGATGTTAAGTTGCATTTTGGTGTCAACGATCCGGCTACGGTTAGTAATATTGAACTGTTTGATCCACGTGTTATATCGATACGATCACATGAGTATCAGTCATATTTTGGCCCCTATTGCTTGGGCATCAGTGATGCGCTCAAGGGTCATTGCAGCATTGACGATACTGCGACATACTCATGTGGTTGTACTAATATTGAGTTAGGTCG